TTACAAGTTGTTTTACCTTTAAACCTGTAAGTTCTTGAAACATTATAGCATAAGCGGTTTCTTGTGAGAAGTAATCTTGTATCCACTCCTCACGCTTGAACTTAGTTGACGTTTTAAAATCTATAATCGCTAGTTCGTTATCATATTCAGCAATACAGTCGACTCGTCCTGCGAGTTTCAGTGTGTGAGAATATAGAGATTCTTCTAGTGCGTGTATATTATTTATCTTGTCAATATAAGGTCGTATTTGGTGGAACAATCCTAATGATAGCACGTCATCCCTGTATCTGTCTAGGGGTTTGTTACTTAAATAATCTTCTGCTAACTTATGACATTTGTTGCCACGTGTAGTCGCACGTTTAGATATAGCATTAGCTTCTTCCTCTCCTACCTTACGTCTCCATTCCATGATGGATCTTTTCTTCATCTCACCAATGACAGTTGTGACGGAAGGGTAGGCATTACCCTCAACGAAGTAACGTCTACCCTGCTCTGTTGTCTTTGCTTTTAAGTTTGGAAAATTATGTATATTAAGATGCTTAAAGTCCAAGATTCAATTTATTAATGAGATAAGATTTCACCAAACCAGATCGGATGATATCCTGTATCCCAAACTCTACCATTTCAAATTCATCCATACCTTGAATGATCTTCATGAAGTCTAGAATACCGTTCCTCTCGTTTGTTTTGACAAGATCAGTTTGTGCTGCGTCACCCGCAAAGATAATCTTTGTGTTGACACCTAATCTAGTTATAATACTATCTAACTCGTGGAAATTCAAGTTCTGTGACTCGTCCACTAATACGATAGAGTTATCCAGTGTAGTACCACGTAAGAATGAGGTTGACCAGAATGAGATAGTCTCTTGTGCTTTTAGATTAGCATATAGCATATCGAAACTAGCATCATCAGGCATCTTGAACATATAACGTACCATGTTCTGATATGGTATCTGATATAGTTCTGCCTTGTCATCATGGTCACCAGGTAAGAATCCAATCTCTCTGGTAGGTACTAATGATCTGACAATATAAAGTTTATCATAAGATGATTGCTCGTTAAGGATCTCTTGTAGTGCTAGGTACATACCTATAAAGGTTTTTCCTGTACCCGCTGCTCCATATAGATAGAGATTCTTTTGCTTAGAGAACGCATCAAAAACTCTCTCCTGACTTGGAGTCAGGGGTTTTATCTGAGTTAGATATCCTGAGTTGATGGGTTTGCGTTTCATTTGTCGTTTGGTCAATCCAACCATAGAAGGTTGTTTCTTTTCTTTAACTGGCATAGACTAAGGAGCCTCGAATTTAGCGTAAGGATGATGTTTTTTGACATTACGAAGTCGGTCTTTGAAACCATCAGGTAGTTTGTCCTGATAATCTCCTACACCTGAGACAGCATCGCAGACTCCTGCGTTCCAGTCTTTATCCCAATCGGGGTGATTGTCCCTCCAATCCTCGTATTCAGCAAGGGTCATTGAGAGTTCTTTCATCTCTCCTGTTTTTAAGTTTTTAACTGGGTAAATTGCCATTATGTTGTCCAATCAAGTGCTTCTGATACTGTAGGGAATTGTTGTATGAACACCTTACGACATGCTTCAGCAATGTCCATGTGTTCTTTTTGTGTCCCATGAGCACTTCTTAAATTTATATAGTGAACCCACGACCTACATGATCCCGTCATATAGAGTTTGGTAGGAGTTGCTAACGGAAGTACAAATCTAGCACACTCTTTAGCGACACCTGACCGAATAAGTTCATTATATAAGTCTATTCCCTCAGCAAAATACTTCTTTATTACCTTCTGTAGTCTTTTTCTCTCATCTGGATCTATATCATCTATACTATTCTGTCTGTTCTTATCGTCCTGTCTTCTTAAGTCTGGTATGGGTATTTCACCCAATAGGTTGGTGTTAGCATATCGCTGACTAAACTCTTGGAACGTAAATGACCTATGTCTCAATATCTGTGCTGCTAGACCTCTAGTGGTTGTAATCTCTAGTGTCATAGTTGCTTGCTCGAATACTGACCAGTGTTCATGCTGAATACAGTATTTAAGTAATCCTGCCACTTTAGGGTTTTCCTGATTATTAGGGTTGGATACTCTTGCGATGAACCCCATAGTCTTTTCAGCATCAGGAGTTATTGATATCAATTTGACTGGTGTCGGTCTCAGTTTCATTACGTTGTTTTGATGTATGTTGATAAAGTGCCTCGAATATCTCGTCTGCTAGATCGTCAATATCCTCTGTTTCTGACTTAAAGTCAAACAGATCATCCTTTCTTTTTTGTAGCTCCTTTATTTGATGCGTCAATGTATTTGTTGGCATCGAAGAGTTTTGCTGTGACTTGTCCACTGGTGTACTCTATACTTTTTAAACTGCCCGTGCCGAGAGAATCATAATAACAATCAAAGATATTGACCTTAAGACCAATAATGATGTCATGATGCTCTACTCCATCTGTCATGTAAGTGACAAGGTATGAATTACGAGGAAGTTTAGGATTGTCAGCGAGTTTCTTATCGCAATCAATCTCTAGAACGACGATATTGTACTTATCTTGTTTTTCTGGTACATCGTCATTCTTTGCCCAAACGGTCATCCTCTATTGCCCCACTCAATTTGAGGGAAAGCTTCAGCAACAACTGCTTTGGTCACTCTATACTTAGATTGAAGATTCTTGTTACAGGCAAGAACGAATAAATCTGCTTCATCTTCCTGTAGACCTTCTAGGAGTTGTATAAACAACTTCTCTCTATGCATTGATGTTAGAGTCTCATCACCACCTTTAAAGAAGCGATAAAACCCCTTATATTCATGATCTAGTCGAGTATGCTCAGTTCCTGCGGGTGCTTCATTTCTTTTAAATGGTACATCACCCTCTGGAAGAGAGAACTTCAAAGATTCATCAAAATTGATGATTAGGACTGATCTGAGTCCATTGTTGTTGTATTGTTGTAATAATGCTATCTTCTCTTTCTTTGTTTTAGCGGAAGAGACCTGTTGTATAATTTCAGTCAACAACGCATCATTTGGTAATTTTTTTGCCATAATAATGTTACCTATCAAGTCAGTATACTACTAATCCTCATCTTCGTCAAGTAGTAGGTCATCGTCCATGAATTTAACTGCTAGCAGTTCTTCATTTACATATGATCCATTACCATCCAAAAACTCAGGATGTAGGTTATCTAGTTGACGCTTATATGTGTTTTGGTCAACGGTACCTCTATATATCCATCCTATTATACCACCTAATCCAAAGGCGAATAGGGTGCTAACACTAGCAACCCAAATTATTAAGTTAGTTTCCATTGCTCTCCGTGATGTCAAATTTAATTCTTAATCGACACCTCCACTTAAACAAAGGGAGGGTCATATCAAAGTCGAAATTACTTCGTTTTACCCTCCTTTTACGTGGGAGCATTAGCTCTATGCCTTTATTTAGCGATGGATTTCTTCCTTCTGCCTGGTCGGTGATCCCACTCGTATCTTTTGGCATCATCAATAATTCCCCTCAAGTATTTTACAATTTTCCTCGCTTCTGGTTTGCTAAGGAAGTGGTACGCTTCACGGATTTGCGTATGTTCTGAATCTTTACCTCCCCTGATGTACTCCTCAAGGTCGTGTGCGGTGTCTTCTATCGCCTTAGCGGTAGTTGACTCCAAAAACTCTAATGTCGACTTCCTAGTCGCTTTAGAGTGGGTCAGGAGGGGGTATAGTTTGAACAGGAACCTCTTCTCCAGTATTGCTACGTCAAGTGCTCTTTCAGCAAGTTCGTAGACATCATCAATCTGTTTAGACAAAGTTGTGCTCTCTTAAGTATTTTACTGTGTCGGTACAACCACCGAGTTTTTTACCATTACATGTGACTTGGGGAAATGTTGCCCCATTGCCAAATTCCTCGTAAAACTCGTGTCGGTTGAAGTCCGTATCCAGATCATATACCACATGTGGTAATTTGGCAAGCTCTAAGACTTGTTTGATGCGAGTGCAGAATGGGCACCCACCTTTTGAGTAGACAGTAAAGTTCATTGAGGTACTTCGTAATTAAACCAACCAGTAGCTATATATTTCTCTTCGATCTCAGATATCTGCCCTTTGTGAACATGTGTCCACGCAGCAGGCCAAAGTGCGATTCTCCCGACAATCGCTTCCATGGTAAACCCTTGCTCAAGGAACATTGTTCCTCCATCTGAGCAATTATTTAGAAATACGCTCCATGCCAAGGCACGTGTTGTTTGCG